TCCTGATCCTCCAGTTCCATAAACATTGTCTCCTAAAGCTCCATCTAAAGTGTTTGTTTGAGGATTGGTTACGCTACCTCCCCATTGAGATATACCATATCCATATACACCAACCTGTTCAGCTGGTCCTACTGGGTAATACCACTTAACAGAAAGGTCTCCATCCGCAGCGGTTGCATTTGCAGTAGATCCCATAGTAATAGTAACTGAAGTAGCATCTACTACTTCAGTTATCATAAAAGTTTTATCGTCAAAATCAGAAGCAGAATAACCAGAACTTGTTGGTGGTGTAACATCTTCAAGAAATAAAATATCTCCTGCTGTCATTCCTGTGGTAGAGGATAAAGTAATTGTAAGAATAGCAGAGCCACTACTACAAGATAACTTATCAGTTAATGCTCCGAAGTCAGTTTTAATTGGATGTATGTCATAATACACCCCGCCAGAATATGCGTATAAAATTCTATTGGTTCCAATGATGGCATATTTAATACCTTCTTTGTTGACCATTTGATGAAGAGCTCGAGCAGATCCACATAAAGCTTCGTCTCCTAACTGGGCCCAACCTCCTATTTTTTCAGGAGTACCATATCTAAAACGAACATTTTCTCCTCCCGTCCACATGGCTTCCGCTCCTGTGGGGGTAAGTTGTTTGTTGAATCCGGGTAAAAAACCTATCTTTTGAAGCATATTATTCCTAGTTTAAAGGTACTTTACTAAATTATACTTAGAAATCAATACTATATTATTTTATACCCAGAGTATTTTTCTATTACATCTTCAGGTAAATAATCGTTTATGTCGTAGTTTCGACGTTCAATTTTATCGACCCTTATTTTGTGGAGATTTTTAACATTATCTTGATAGTACATATGATTAACATTAAATTGTTTTAACCTATTATAGTTATTTATTTTAAAGCCGATAAAGGAACTTAGTTTTTTTAAAAAATTATCAGTATCCTCAACTAAATCATCATAATAAAATATTTTATAATTCTCTTTTTCTTTAAATAAGTTTTTAATACTTAATATATTTTTACCCATCATACCTTTTTCACCCATTAACTCATCTATGTATTCACGAATATCTTCTTTGGTATTAAAACCATTGTCGATTTGTAGTTTTGCAAAGGAAGCTAGACACTCTATAAGAGGTCTTAATAAAACAACGAGTTTTGGTTTGGGTATAAACTGTTTTAGAACTTGTAAGTTATAGGGAGTTCCCCATGGACCTCTATCCAATATTACATCGGCTTTCCACTCTTTATAATAATTATCAAAAACCATTTTACTAACATTATCTAAGGACTTAGAGTCAGGGAAATTTTGAAAAGCACGGCAGTCTTTTAATTCATTTAATTGATATAAAATTTCTAGGGTAATTGAATTAGGTGTAGCCTTTATTTTTTTATTTTCATTAATAATAGATCCTAATAAAGTGTTGCCGGCTCTAGGTAAACCACATAAAAAAATAATTTGTCTTTTTTTCACGGGTGTTTTTTAAACCAAATAGGTAGACCTAAATGTGGTCGCTTATCAAACATGTTCTTTTTTGCATTCGGTGTTTTTCGATTATTGTAATGTAAAAAAACTTGTACACATGCGTCCCCTTTAAACTTTTCTCTCCAATGTTCTAGATCACAGCCAGAATAAACTAACATATCCCCTGGTTTTAAATCGACTCTAATACCTTTAGTATTCTCTGATTTATATCCAGCACCATCTCCTATATCTATAACACCATCTTCTTCACTCATAAACTTACCTGGAACTTTAATAATCCTTTTTCCTTTTTTAGGATCTGGTTCTAAATATATCGGCCAGGGATCACCACCAAGATTCATAGTAGTCGATACCTCACAACTAAACCTATCTTTGTGTCTTTTTAAGACATCACCTTTTTTATACATTCTTGCATAAGTAAATGCAGGACATAATTTTAATCCTGTTATTTTTTCCATTTCTGGCTGACACATTAATAGTAAACTTTCCATAGCAATGTCTCCATACGCAGCAAAAGTGTTGGGTACTTGTCCGTTTGAATCTTCATAATATCCAAGGATCCTTTCAAAATCAGATATATATGTATTTTCTTTACACGTATCATAAACTCGTTTTTTTAAAGAAAAATAATTAGCAAGAAAAGAAGCTAGATCGGTAGGTATAGCTTTCCGTATTACAGCGTATTTATTTTTTTTAAAATTCATGAGTATTCAATATTTCCACTTACAACTATTTTTTTATTATCTCTAGATGGAACAGATTCATGGGGCAACGCACCAAAAAATACTACACATTTTCCAGCCACAGGGGGCATCTCAAGATAACGATCATAATAAATATAAGGATAACCTAGATTATAAAATCTAGTGTTGCCTGACTTAGGTCCTCCATCAATATATAAAACAAACGAATAAGAATTTTTTTTAAGCTCATGCATATGTAGGTTATGATAATCTGCGATTCCATATTTTTGAATCCAGATTTGTTTAAAAACATGAGACTTCTTTTCTAAAAGTTTTCCTACTTCAGTAACATATGTCTTTAAATAATTTGTTATTTCATTTCTTAGATCTTGGGGAAGATCCTCATAAAAAGTTGTTTTTAAATCCTTGTGTTTTCTCATTGAATGTTTTTTAATTTTATTAAATAATTTTTTATTTATATCTAGATCTGCGTGAAATATGTTTCCAAATGAAATGTGGTTTATCTTAAGCATCTCTTGCCATTTGTGTTGGAACCGCTTGTATATTAAAATGTATAAATCTAAAGGGAGCTTGACCATAATCTACACTATATTCATGTTCGAGATAACCGGGAAATATAATTAAAGTTCCAGGTTGAGGTCGATAGTGAATGACATCAAGTCCTGGACAAATACCTTTAAGATCTTTTTTTACATGGAGTTTAGTTGCACGTGCACCTGTTTTGGGATCGTGAAAAACAGGAACTGAAGTGTTAGGTCCACACTTCAAAAAATAAAATCCTGATACATGCTGATTCCAATGGATGTGTGCTGAATGATGACCCCCACCTTTTTTAGAAAACTCTTGTACCCACATTTCAGAAATCATGGTTTTATATTGCCCCATGGCATATCCCATATTATCTAAAAATTCCAATGATTTGTTTCCAATATAGTCTCTAAAATCTCTAAAATTATTGTCCTGTAATAAAGTTGTTGAATGATAACTTGTTCCAAAATCTCCAAATTGTTTTATGTGTTGTTTATTTTTTTTACGAGCTTCTTTAATATATTTATCAGAGGCTTTACTCAAACTTTTTAAATACTCTTTTTTTTGTTCAACCCAAATGGGAGTTGAAAACTGGTTGTGTTTTTCCATATTATATTGTCCTTTTCATTTCTGGTACTGGAAATTTTAATTGTGTGTTATTTTTAAATATCCCATTAATAAAGATTACTAAAGTTAATCTTCCTTCCTTAATATCTTTGTTAAAAAAACCATCCGCTGAATGCCATTGATGTGCATCATAAGCTACAAATCGATTAAAACAACTATCCATTTGTAAAGTTTTTTCAAATTTAGAGTTGTTACTATTTAAAGCTTTAAAATATGTATTATCAAATGTTTTATTTTTAAGGTAATAATGTTTGCACACATCCAAATATTTTTGTTCAAGACCATGCATAAAAGATTTTGGTTTATAAAGAGAAGTGCCGCAGTTTTTATGATGTGATAAAAATGTTACTGAAGAAAGCTGGGCCGAAGGGTCTTTGTGTATAAACCCTTCTTTAGCATCTACGCCATAATCCGTATATTGAAAATATGCGTGTGCGTGCCATGTAAGTTGTCTTATAGTTTCAGGATATACCAGGCGCATCATTTTATTAGTGACATATAGAAAAAAATCATTGTCAATATCTTGAAGCGGGCCTGTTCTTTTACCAGGCCATATCCCTTCTGGATCTTGTTCATATTTTAAACTAGAGGCAAGCTTAATTACTTTATAAGGGTCATCAAAAAAATTATCTAATACATAAGTTGGAAATAACATTATTTAAATGGATAACCTAAATGCCATAAAACAAGTGAGTATCTTATTCCTTTCGTTATTGGTTTTACTCTATGCCATAAAAAACTTGGAAATACTACAATAGACCCTTTAGGTAATATTTCTTTACATTGTGTTAAATGTTTTGATTCATCTCTCAGAGGTGGCTCATAATTTCTAAAATCAAACTCTAATTCTCCACCTTCATATTCTGATCCATCTGTTAATTGACAAGTCATAGATAGTTTTCGAGCTTTACCTTTATAAGGACCTTCTTTAACATAAGGTTTAGGCCAACTATCTGAATGCCAGTCATAGTATTGTCCTACTTTATATTTTGTAAATTGACATTGCTCACTTCTATCCCACTCAAAATTCCACCCTGCATTCTCATTTGCCATGTGAACATAAGGGTGTACTTCTTTATATATCCAATTATCATTCAACCATACTACATCCGATTTTCGCTTTTTAGATTGAGTTTTGTTATCATCGCCTGTTTTAGCTAACACTACTTTTTGTTGTAATGAATACTTTATTACATCATCACAGAATCTAGGGGGTAACACAGATTTAAAATACCAATAATTATTTTCAAAGTTCATATGTATTGTTTATAAGATATGGTTAATATACAGTTTAATTGTTCGGATCTATTTTTATCGATATGATATTTTAAATTTGCTGGAAATATAACAAAACTATTATTATTCAAAGGCATTTCTCTTATCTTTCCTTTTATTCTATTCTCATCATATTCAATTATAACATTACAAGAATCTTGCCCCACATTAACTCCATATAGACATACACAATCGGGAGAGGAAGTTAGATTCATAGGATCCATATGGGTCAACGGTTTAGAACGTTCCTGAGGAAAATAAAAATTTGATTGTGAACCAAAGTTTTCCAAAATAATATTATGCCTGACAAGAATATATTCTCTTACATAAGCTCTTAATTTATCTAATTCTTTTGTAAAAGGTGTTTCTTTAAGTTTATCATTTACACCTTCTTTTAACATTTCATAAAATATTATTTCTCTATCAATTTCAAAATCTTCAGGCATCTTAACTTGCCCATAATAAATAGCTATCTCAGATAGTAGAATCTTTCTCATAAAAAATTATAGATGTATATTAATACTAGACTGGGTCTTCGTCAACAAAAAACCAACCTTGACTATTGTCAGCTTGGTAAGCAGTTTCACTCCATGCATACCATTTAGGGTCTTGAAATGGATCTGCAGCTAATCTCGCTTGATTTTCTGCAGTGTTTGCTTCTGTAAATTCTGGTCTCGGTCCTAGTGGTGATTCCCACTGAGCTGTTGAAGTATTTTTTACCCAAGAACCATAAGGTTTTGGTTCCCAAAAAACTTGATTACCTGAATCCCATATAAATCCTATGCCTGCATAGTTTCCTCTAAATGCTTTTGAGTTGTCACCTGATGAATGTTCATTAAATTTTGTGTTATAAGAAGTCTTAATCCAAAGATGAGCTGGCCAGTTATTATGTGTTTCAAGATATGCTTGTCCAATAGATTCAGTTTCAGTTCCTTCTTCATCTTTATTATCTTTATCAGCAAGTGTTAAGACTTGAAGGACTTCATTTTCTTCAGAAATTTTTGCAAAATGTGCCATAATGTTAAGATTGGTATTTGTAACGTATAATTACTTTACCGCTTCCTCCAGCACCACCGGGATGGTTATCACTGTAGATTCCAGCGCCACCGCCGCCACCACCTGTGTTGGCTTGACCAGCTTGACCAGTGCTACCGCCATTACCAGCACCACCTTGACCACCTTGACCGTGACCATTAGCACCGCCGCCACCGCCGCCGCCTGCAAAATAAGTTGCACTTGCATTAATACTTGTTTGGGCACCGTCACCGCCTTGGCCACCGTAACCGCTTCCGCCGCCGCCACCGCCGCCGCCATTAGCAGCTTCTGTTGCGCCACCGCCGCCACCGCCGCCGCCACCATCACCAGCACCGCCGGCGCCGTTAAATCCTTGTGCTGGACTTGTAGATGGAGTATTTCCTATTCCGCCAGATTCGCCTCCGCCGCCGCCTCCGCCGCCGCCAGATCCACCATTTCCTCCTCCTGCGCTACCCATTCCTCCTGGAGCTCCATGACCTCCTAAGCCACCTCCAGCTGAAGATATTGGAAAAGCACTTGAAGCTGATCCGGCTCCGCCGCTTCCGGTACCGGGGCCACCAGCGCCACCGCCGCCAACTGTTATTGGAAAACCTGCTACCGTAGCTGTTACAGCACAACCGCCCGCAATTGGACTTGCTGTGTAACAACCTGCTGCAGCACTAGGAGATTCTCTAAATCCTCCAGCACCGCCAGCACCGCCGCCGCCGCGTTTTTCACCGCCGCCGCCTCCTGCGCCGCCAGCAACCATCCAAGTTACTTTGTTAGATCCACCTTCTTCTCCTGCGCATGATACACAGAAAGTTCCTGGGCTATTAAAAGTATGTATTTTATAAGCACCACAAGTAGTTATACAACCACCGGTAGCTGTTACGAAAGCAGGAGGAACACCTCCTGCACCAAATCCTAAAACTTGGTAACCAAAACCTTTGATTCTTCTTTGATTTTTTTTACTTCCTTTTTCCGGGAAGGTTCCTAATTTGTAATCTCTCATTATGTGCTCCTATTATGCGTCGTTAGCAGCGTCAGTAGTATAGAATAATTTAATTCCTAGTACTCGTGCATCACCAGTAAAAGTATCACTACCATCAGCTGCATCTCTATATAATTGAAAAAAGGTATAATCATCGTCAGCAGGAGATCCGGCAATTGTCATTGCAGAACTAACTGCAGTCATTTGCACATCTTCTACAGTTCCAATTCCAGCATCTGTAACTTCTACAGCTCC